GTTAAGAATGTTTTGATAAGCTCTATCACGTAAGTCAAGCTTGCTGCGCACTGTCATCTGCCCAACATGTTGATTAATACCACGACCAATGACATCATCTTTTGTTTGTTCGATGCTCGTACGTCGAACTGTTACAAGTGGCAAAATGAGAGTACCATTTTTATCACGTAGAGCTTTACCGCTCTTAATCATGCTCCATTTTTCACCAACAGCAAAAACAATGGGGACTTTCTGTTGTTTGCCAGGGTCGTTAGAAATCTGGAATCCAACATTATCACGAAGCGTTTTAAAGAAAGCTTTATCAAGATCCTCAATTCCACAAGATGGTACTCGAACATCTTCTGGGGTAGCAGAGCCTTCAAAACCAGAGGGGACTCCACGGGAATCACCAGCGCGAAAACGGGTCGTCATTACCACTTGTCCCCATAAAAGTCAGATCCAGTACTGTCTTTAACCACTTTGGCAGGGCCAGCGTCGTTAGGCTCAAGTACACCGTTCTCCTGCAAGTCACGACGATCACCAGTAGGCATACCATCCTGCTCTTTGTTGCCACGCGTCTGTTCGAAAGTTGATTGAATAGCGCCTGGGTCTGTATATGCAATATCAGAGGGTCCGAGTTGCGGTGCGTCCATCTGACCCTTGCGAGCTTGCACACAATTCAGCTTGTATCCATCTAATTGTTCGGCATGTCCATAAATGTTATTCAAACGTGCGATATTCACAATCTCAAACATCGTGTCACCATATTGAATAAAATCACCGGTCATCACATTTACACCGATATCAACCATGTCACGATGATGAAGGAATACCTCTAGCTTTTGAATCCTCTCTGGTCCAAATATCGTTGTTTTGATATCTGTTTCTGGGGACCCAACAAGTGCAGGGAGTTGAAGTGGAGTGTCAAAAACCTTGTCTGGAGACTCATTGTAAATTTCATGAGTTCTCGTCTTTAGTTCGGAGATCGCATAATAATAAACGACCTGCCCAGCAATGTCGCGAATGATTTCTTTCGACAAGTCATTGATGAGATTTAACTCTCTCTGTGTTATGAATAATCGCGACATCGTCGTAAGTCTAAGTACGTGAAGAGAACTAGCCTCAATCATTATGGAAGCAAAGCCAGTCTACCCAAATATCCAATTATTTGTTGGCGTATCGCCACTACCATCATTTAATGGTGAGTACAAATATTATGTGTACGAACAAAATAACAGTGGCGGCAACTTCCATAACAATGAAAATTTAGGCGAATATGTTATCATTGCAGCAAAGGATACTAAAGACGCAAATAAACGCGCACAAAAAATTGGCGTTTATTTCAACGGTGTCAAAAATGGTCACGATTGTGAGTGCTGTGGCAATCGCTGGTCGCGCGCTTGGGCAGAAGTAGGCAATGATATACCATTACTGTATGATACTCAGCGCCCAGAAGCCTTTTTGATGAGTTTTGACAGGTATTCAAAGATTGTTGTGCATCACGCTGATGGTACGCGCGAAACATACCAGCGAATCAACGAGAAACACTAATCAGACAATTCAAATAGTTTTGATAACTTGACACAGCTTCAACGTCAAAAATGATTTTCTTTGAAGCGATTCAACGAATATCAATTATCCAATTGTAATCGAGCGACCCAATGGTATTGGCATAAATTTCATAATCCTCGCCATAGCCTCGGCTTTCGCAGCCTCGCGCTCAACAACTTGGTCATAGGTCAAAGCACCAAGAAACTCAAGAAAGCCAGTGACGAGCTTCTCCTTCTCGTCTTTTGCTTCTTGAATGAGTTCCTTGCCATCTAGACGGAGCTCTTTGCCTGGAATTGGCACAACATCAAACTTACTGCGGTGCCGACCCACGATCTCTTTGCAGATAGCGAGACAATATTGTCTGATCCACTGACGTCCTACTTCGTTAATTGCAGATGGAGGAACAGTTGTGATCGGAACTTGTCCTGGGGTTGCAATCTGCGCCGAGGATGCGACATATGAACTGCCGTAGCCATACGGAGCTGTGGCCGGGTTGAACGAACTGTAATTGTCAAAGTTTAGTGCTACACGAAGCCACAACTTACCTGCCGGAGAATATCTGCTGCCATTCTCGTTTGGCATTGGGAAGATGCGCATGTTGCGACCTTGAATTTTGTATGAATAGTTTGAACGACGAACTCGATGAGCAGTCTCAAGCATGCCACGACGAAGCACGTCCTCGTATACTGGCAAGACATAGAATACCGTTGTGTTCACATATGATTCGTAATTGAACTCAGTAGCAAGGAAGTTTGTAACATTGCTAGCATTCAACAAGTAATGTTGTGCAGCTAGTGGTTCAAAATGAAAAACTTCATACACACGAATCTTGCTGTTTAGCGAAGCACTTGAAACGGTGTCCAAAAGTAAAGAACCACTCTGCGGACCATCACCACGGTAAAGTTCGGTGTATAAATTGTAATCTTGTTTGCTTCCCGTCAAATTGAAATAACACATATACGTGTCGTACACGCCACCGAGACCGGCATAAGCACTGTATGCGTCTGCCTGTCGCATAAGGAAATCGAAAGAAGTTTGCGGATACAGGCCTGTGACTGAATATGACGAGGAAAGCTGTCCATTGATAACACTACCAGAGAAAGCTTGTGCAAGTCCTAAAAGAGAAGCCATCTGCGATGTAATTTGGTTTTGGACGACCATATTCGAGTGTTGCTTCCTCGAGTGCTGCCCAGACCTGTTTTTTCGTGATCTCAACAGTTACAACATCATCGCCTAGCCGTCGACGCACCCATGTGTATGCGGCGTCAGCCTCCCAACGAAACACTTCGTCTGAATCGAAGAATCCATAGGGCGTAGGATTAGGCGTCTCTGCGAATGATGCCATACACTATATTGCTTCCTGTTCTAGGTATAAATGACGTGGTCGTTCTTGAACTACGACCTCACAAGCCATTTGTTATCTAGCTCAAATTAATTTCCTGTTCCATGTAATTTGAGTTAACATCTCTCTAGTGAGAACAAGTAAAATGTTGTGAACTTTCACGTGTCAGTTCATATAGTTGGCTAAGAAATCTAGAATTCTATTCACATAGAGGTATCTTGACACAAATGAAAGTATGCAAGCGATGTGTTTGTGCGTGCGATTGCTGCATAAACATGCCTGTGATATGCGATCGTGCTGAAAAAGCAGAAGCGCGGGTCGAAGAACTTGAAAAAGCTATCAAAATGTTTTTCTACAGTGATAATGAAGATCGAGTCGACGAACTTGACCTATTAGAGCAATTAGTAATGGTGAAGCAAAGTGATCGAACAGATTGAAAAAGGCGACATTATTATTGTTGCGACTAGAGCAAAAAGACCGGTCTTGAAAGAAAACAAGAACTTTGATGACACTGCACAATTGCGCGTTCTTGGGGAAGTTCAAGATGATGAAAAAATATTATACCTGTGTCTCGTCACCGACGGTGATGCTGAACATGTGAACCCTACAGTGACAGTAGGATATAAACAAATTTTTGACTTCGATCATGATCCGCGTTTTAACGGATGCAATGGTATCGTTTTATCAAATATTCACATCCGCGGTATTGCCAAGAAGCAACGTGGTCGATCGTGTATAAAATGCACAGATTATAATGAAGATGCTCCTTTAGAGCCTGAACATTATCTTTGTTCGATATGTCGCGAAAACCCGTGGCGATAAATTTAATTCTCTTTTTTGAAGAGAGTTTTTACTGATTCGACAGCATTATATAAAATTTGCAAGCTCGCCCACATTATTGCAACAATAAGCAACAAAGCAATAGAAAGTGCACCAGGTTTAATTACACAGATGACATGAGTCACAAGAAGTGCTACAGCAATGACAATGTTGACATAATGATTAATCGTTGTATTCATGTTAATAATTTACCTTAGTGCGCGAGTAACTTTACGTCTTCTTGATATAGAGAGTAAATTAAGGATATGTCTGCACGCATTGAACAACTACACACTCAGTTAGCTAACGTTAAAAAGACTATTGCAGAGCGCGTTGCTCTTGGTCAACCTATTGATGACCTTGTCAGTATCGAAGAAAGTATCTCTAAACAGCTTTCTAAAGCTCGTGAGCTTCTTACCGAAGGTTCAACAAAAGTAATTTTAAGAGGATAAAAACATCTGTAGAAACATCATTGTCACAGAAATCCTAATTCTGTGACCAGAATAGGTGCTTTAACGTTTTTTGTTTTTTACAATTTGTTCGTCGTCAGCTTTAGCTAGCTCAGGTTCAAGTAGTAAATCTTCGGGCAACATTGGTTTGTTCACACGACTAGCAGCACGTAACTCACGCTTCAAAGCACTAATGAGCCGTGAGTAGTTCGCGCGGGCTTCACTACCGCGACGTTGACGATCGCGCCAACGCTCCAGGTCAGAGATGCGTAGCTCGAGATCTGCAACATGTTGAGCTGAACCAAAGGGGACACGAGATCCGTCAGTGATATCAGTCTCACGAATACGTGCTTCAATAAGAGCACGAACAATTCCTCGTAATTCCTTGTCTTCCACAGGTTTAGTTATTCACCTTTAGTCTTGAACACACGGTCCCAAATCAATGTAACAATACCAAAGTTCTTGGTCATATCAACATGATGTTGGAAGTGCAGCTCGCGAATAGTGCTATAACCCGGAAAAGAATGCAACCAATGCTTCCGAACATGGAAGCTATTATGCACATAATCGTTTAGTAAGCCAAAAGCAACTGTGAACACAGCAAATGTAAGATATCCATCGATCGATAAACCGAGCAGATATCCTAGAACACCACCTGTGCCAAGTACTGCTGCAGCTACAGGTGCAAATAACACAAGTCCATCATGATACCACTTTGGCTTCAAATACGTGTCAGAAATGAGTTTATCTGAAGGATATTGTACAAAGTGATGCTCCATGTGACCCTTAAAAAAGGGGCCTGCCCACTTTTTATGAAGTGCACGATGAGCTAAATAACCAGCAAAGCTACTAACGGCAACAGAAGTGGCAAGAAGGAGAAGAGTGACCATATCCGTTAGATACGGCGGTTTGTTTCTCACTCTTCTGCCTTCTTCCAGATGACATGAAATCCTGTATCAGATTATTCAATGCTTACAATATGGTAACGATCATACGAAGCAATTTATTCCTTGATCACAATTACTCTTCGAGCGCAGCAATGCGACGGCGAAGTTCTTTCTCGGAGAGCTCGCTTAGCTTGCCGTCTTGCTTCTCAGCAAGAATGGCAAGAAGTTTCTCTTTCTCCTGTTTATTCTCTGCCCGCCTCTTAGCAGCTGCTTCGTCAGCAAGTTTTATCTCGATAACATGTTTCACAATCTCAAGAGCAGTTTCTAGTCGCTCATGTTGTGAGGTGCGCCTTACCTCGACAAAACTTTCTTCATTAATCTTTTTAACTGCATTGTTGGCAGCTTTAGCTACCGCATTCAGGTTAAAATCATCACTGGAGCGAAGTGGCACATCCCACAGTTGCTCGACTGTAAGATCACCACGGGTTGAGGAAAAACGGATCTTGTTACGAGTAGCATATTCATAGATGTTTATCATATTGGTCCTTATATTATACAATTAATAATGTGTTATACGCCAACGTGAACGTTGAACACTCGCTGCTTCTTTCCCTGATAAGCTCGAACGATAAATGACTCCTTTTTTGTGGAAGAAAAACCAATTCCAGACAATTGTCCTTCGGTTGGCTGGCATTTTGTTTTCTCACCAATAACCTCAAATACTTTTCGGTGTTGCTCAAGGCGAGGGTGCAAAAACTCGTTGTAGAACCCACGCGTCGACTCGTCGTTATGTGCGCCTTCTAAAACAAAGAAGGTGTGCTTGTTGCCGACGGCGTTGTCGCCCCAATAATTCGGGCTCAATGTTACTGCGGTCACTTTAACAAACTGCTCAGTCTTAAGACCCCATTTGTCTTGGGATACGCTCCCAACAGTAATCCCGGGGTCACCAGATTCGAATTGCGTAATAACACCATTATTCACATAAAGTGTGGCCACAACGATATCTTTTTGATGGCGTACTGCTTTGTTGTAGGTAAAGTGTGTAATCTTGCCATTGGACTCTACCTCTACGACGAAACCAGGATCTCTCGTCTCACGAGATGTGTAATTGTTGACAACGACCTTATATGACCCATCGACCGGCTTTGACGGCCACGTGACATTCTCGACGGCTTCGCGCGATTGCGCGCTGCCAGCATTCATGTCTACGTCAAGACGACCACCGGTCCAACCAATCTTGTTGCGAAAGTGGATGTGTTGTTTGCTAGCATTTACGCCTCGACCGGGTGGCTCATGAACGTGAAGGTCAAGATCGTCGTAGTTGAACCACGAAAGCGACACACGCATAACACCATCGACCTTGCCACCAGCACGCTTTACGCGTTCTTTAATGGAGTCTGCGACGTTCCCGCAGTAGGACCATGCAAAGTCGTTGGTCCACCGAAAGAGTTGCTTTGGCTCAGAGTGAGCGGGTGCCGTCAATGACATGAGATTGCCAGAGAGTTCGTTCTTGAAAAAGAGTTCAAGACTAGTTGTTTCAGGGAGGATCCTGGCAACAAAGTCGTCAAGGTTAATGTCTTCGGCGCGCTCCTCCTCGTTACCAAGACTCTTATTAGAAGTTGCCAACTGGGTGAGAATTTCTCCAATGCCGCCTTTCATTAGAGGCTTCACAGTACCATCAACCCACTTCACATCGTTTACTGAAATGTCTTTGATTGTAGCAAAGCGGCGCTCGAGTGCAGATTCTAAGCCTAGCTCCTCAATCGTCTTCATCGCGCTTTTAACCATGCTTGGTGTGATTAGAGCTGTAGTTCGCTTATAATTCGTTGGCGCCACTTTTGTCTCAAAGCTTTTAACAGCTTGCTCAAGTTCGCGTCCCTCAGAAAGGTCCTGCACCAACGTGCCAATTACAGTATTACGGAAGCGAGAGCTCGGATCGTTCGCTGTTGCCCACACATAAAGATGACGAGCACGATCATCAGCTGCCGACAAATACTTCTTTTGCGCAGTGTGAAATTGTACGAGAGCCTTCTTGTGTTCTTCGCCACGGTATAGAGCATTTTGGGCAATAAGATCAAGTACATCATCAATTGCCTTGACCGACAGCTCACGAAGCCCTCGTTCGTATACCTGTACAGTTGTTCGATAATCGCCACGAACTTGATCAGGGTTAGCAGAGTAACAACACGCAGCAATATCACCGGTGTAAAAGTGATTCCACTTTTGAACACGCTCAGTTTCCTTGTTGAGAGAAACCGACTGCTTTGCACCAAAACTCTTTTCCGATGGATTTACCTTGAAAATATCAGATATGTTGGCATTTTTAACAAGATCACGAAGAACAATGGCAACAACCTTGTATGGTTCAGGAGCACTCTCTGCCGCCTTGTCCCACACGGTGACAAGCGTGTCATTATTAATCGCAACGACACCGCCAACGCGTCGAATAAACTGTCGACAGCATGAGCAATCATGTTCGGTCCTATTTTTAAAAATAGGATTAGTTCCTTCAGGAAAAGCAGCCAAGTATGCCTGGTACAGGGCATCACCATCCACATCAACAACGAAGGCTTGTTCCTTAGTAATGCTGTGAAAAGATTTTTCAACAATTAATACTCCTATACTAGGGAGAGCGTACGTGAATACACTCTTTGCTTAGCTATTTTTGAAGATTTTATTGTAATTTTTGTAAATCGTTACTCTTTATAAACGCAAATACCGCTCGGTCATCGACACAACAATATCGTCGATTGCAAGTCTGTTGGCTTCTCTTGGAAGCTTCGATGTCTTATACAGTTCGCCGCACTCCAGTTCGAGAGCCTCTGCGTGGTCCACCACTTGATCATACGTCCACTCTCCACGGCGAATAGCAAGAAGCTCTTCGGCATCAGGTCGACGAACCAATACCTTGCCGTCTCTCAAGATCTCTCTGCACATTCGTATGAGACGAATAAGGTGCATAGCGTGCTTCGTATCATACCCGAATTTCGCCTCTAGTGCAGAGCGAGCCTCGTTGCGAGTAGTCTTCCAGCGCTCATATTTGTCCCAGTTTTCCTTCGCGGCAGCGTACTGCTTCTCGCGCAAGAAGAGTGCGAGGATCTCATGAGTCATCTCAATTTCCTTACCCTCTGCCATGAGAGCGTCAAAGGCACCAAGCTCGCTCTTAGACACTTTAGAAGTCTCGCTGAGACCAAATAACCTTCGCTCAGGCTTCTCCTTAGGAGGATTCAGTAGCCACAAACGATGTGTCTTGATGCGACGCAACTGCGAGTGAGCGTAACCCGAAAACGTAAAGCGCGCCTTCGTCGAGATGAACATGTCTTTCATTGCGCGCAGCTCCTCGCCAAATTCGTTGATGAAGAAGATATCGTCGTCCGCGACGTGGAGGATCTCGATGATATTGGGGTTACAATCAGATGCCAGATTGACGAATTTTTGCAACGACATGATAGTCGTGTCGTAAGGCGCGCCTCTATTAACCTGGCGCTCGAGCTGCTCGAACTTCTTCATTGAGCCGAGGAAGTACTCCTTGGTCGGAATACAAACACCCTTGAAGTCAAGATCGCTGGTAGCAATGTTGGTGCCGTAAGCGTGACTACCGTGACGTGTAATGAAAATACTACGCGATAAAACTTTTTCAAGGGTATCCATACCCTGGATTATCACGTTCTTGGTGATTGATCAGATCTCTCGATAGCGAGCAATCCAGATGACATCTCATAAATCTTCATAACACGGTCAACAGTCTGTCTCTGCGTTGTTGCGCGAAGCTCAGGTTGAAGATTTTCTAAACTAGAAAGAACCTTTGCCATAGCAGAGAGCTCATTTGCGTACTTGTAGGCAAGACGTGCACCTTCTGTATCAAGAACATCCATACACCTCTGCTTAATGCGAGCACATTCGATTAGACGACGCGCTAGAGTAGTTGCTGCTTCTGTCCAGAGACGTGTCACCGTCGATCCAGGAAGGGTCGGCATGTCATCGTCCATTGTAGTTTGATGTGCTTCAGAGAGGACGATGGCAGGAATATTCATTGTAATAACTCTACTAGCATTGTATATTGAAAAGAAACTCTATTTTTTACGATAAAGTAACGATAACAGACCTTAGATTCTAATCCTCACAGCACACGAAGAAAAGTATCTGCTAGCGTTCACCTTTCAACTTATACTTCGAAACTCTTTCGACTCATACAGAGTTAATCATCCATCTAACCATCCGACATGTTTCTTGATGCTGTGAATAAGGATGTGATATCCTTTAGCTAAATCAGGATCTGATCCTTGACAGTCAAGTGCTTGAATCTCAAACCATCTCACTAATTTTTGTGGGCTTCTTCAGATCCATATTTGGTAATAAATGTATGGTATAAATTCATGACAGTTTTTACGAAAAATTCATTTATTGGGCGCTTTAGCTAACATAACGCCAATCGTTATAAACACTTTAAATGAGGAAAGCCGCCTCGCGGCGGCTTTCTTCGTTATCTAACTATCTGATTTATCAGATAATCGACATATCCAAAAGGCTCACGGTCCCGTAAAAATCAGACCGCACCATGCGCTTCCCGTATCTTGTCATGACACCTCGGCGCGGAGAGAAATCTTCCGGCGCATAGATTGTCTGAGTGACAATAAGCGGGACGTATGGAGCATACACATAACCAGTCTCAAGGTAGCTGCCTCCCTTGAAACCAACAAGGATCTTCGAGCGAGGGAAGTACGGATCCTTGTAGACAGTGAATCGATTGGTGAGTGAACCAATAGCCTCACAACCAACCGAGAACACCGAAGCCGCTTGGCCATCACCATCAATCGAGACCTTCGCACGATACATCGAGGAGTTTTCGAGAATCGTTGCAACGTCCGGGCCACACACCATGAAGTTTGCAGATCCACGAAGTGTCTTGCGATGAATCACGTTGGCACAGTCAATGACCGTCTCAATGAGAGTCTCATACCATTCACGAACCGTACCAGTGAAGGACGGGCCAATAGAGAGACTCGAGGAGAGACTGATAGGATCGCCCGTGAGTTTGTTCACGAATCGACCCGGCGCACGACTCCAGTAAAGGTTTGCACCAGAGGCTTGCGTGAGTAGATCAATGAGAACCTCACGATCAATCTCAAGAGCAATTTGTTGCGAAAGAATTTGAGTAAGCTCGACTTCAGCATCCATCGAGTGATACGCATTCAAGTCTTGTGCAAGTTCCGGTGACCACTTAGCCTTGAGCTTGCGGCTTTCGGCAGTGATAGCAATAGACTCGATCTTGATATCAATCTCGGGGATCGACGGCGAACCACCGGTCGAGAAATCAGTCTCAAACGAGGGAAGTGTGAGAGTTGCGCCTGAAGAGCTATCAACAGACAGTTGGTCAGTCAGCGCGCACGAGGCCGTAAGGCGCAAGTTCGCGGTACCTGAAGGCACAGCACCACCGTTGCTAAGACGAACAACAAACTGAACGTGGTCACCGTTTAGCGCATCAGGAACGAACGCAACGCCATCCCAGTTACCGCGCTTGTTATGACGACGGAGGTTGAGTACGCCCGTGCCAGCTTGGTACTTTTGACCCCATTGGGTAGCTCCACCACCGTTGCCAGCGCCGAAACCAAAGACTGCAATCTGGTCAACTGCAAGCAGGTCCGCGTTCGGAAGAGCCGCTTGAAGAGCTGAGACCGGAACGTGAACAAGAGTGTAATCAAGAACGTTCGTCGCGAGATCAGTCTCAACTTGCGGATCAAAGCCAGCAAAGCGAGCATTGCTACCAGTGAACGAAGTCACCGTTTGTACGCGGCCACCAACGGACCAAGCGTTGTTTGCACCCGTGAAGGCACCGATCAGATCGTTAGACATCGAGACCGCTTGAGTCTGTTGATGTGTCTTAGAGTAACCAGAGCCAACAATGTCATACATGCCGCCCGCTTCAAGCGAACCAGAGCGGATACCTTTACCGGTGGGGTTGCTGTAGATTGATTGACCGCGTGTATACGTCGATTGCGTCGCCGCGCTTGACAATCCAAAACCAGCATCACCGCCGTTGTTGCTACCGTATGTGTAATCAAGGTAGAAGATGAGACCCGCAGGAAGGCTCATCGGCTGCACGCTCACGAGTTCGTTGGCAACAAGACCACCGAATACGCGACGGACGATTGGGAATGCAATCGTCGAGAAACCTTGGATTTGACCACTGTTGGTCATCGCACCCGCGCCTGTGGTGAGAGAGTTTGACTCACGCAGAAGCTGGGCTGCCTGGTTCTCGAGAAGCTGACTCATATCCTCTCGTCGTTGGCCATCAAGACCACGAAGCAAACCAGACTTGGTCCATTTTTCAACCAAGCGCTTTCGCTCGGTACCCATGTGTCTTTCACGGATACCTTCAAATAACATGCTCTTTTCAAAATTCTTCATCTAAAACTCCTAATTCAACGTCTTTTGGATCACTTGAGGCCGGCGAGAGTCGCCCAACGCGCCGTCTCAAGACCCTCGGTGAGGGGCTCTGCAAGCGACGAACCGGACTTACTCGGACGGGAAGCGGAGCCTGAAGGGCGCCGCGTGACAGACTCGTTAACCGAGCCTTTGCTGCCAGTAAGAACAGCTTTGATGTTCTCACTGATGAGCCGCACCTCTCGCAAGTTCCGGGCCTCGTCGAGTCTATCAATTACCATGGCTTGTTGTGCCTTGGTAAGACCCTCGAGCCTTAGGAGCTTATTCGCGTGGATCAGTTTGGCGTTGAGAAGCTGTGCTTCCTCGAGTTCCTTGGTCAATTTAACGACCTTAGACTTCGACTCAGCTAGCTCTTTACTCGACGTCGTATTCTTCACGACGGGAGCAGAAACTTTTTTGGCAACAGACTTTGACTCAATCAAAGTCTTGCGCGCAGTGCGGTATGCCTTGACAGCGCTTTGATACATGGCGCGTGCAAAGTCTTCACGAGCGGTATCGCGAGCCTCAGAAAGGCGCTTCGCGGCACGGGAAAGACGCGCTCGAGCAGATTCAAGCTTGATATTATCACTTTCGGCGATATCCTCAAGACCACCATCAGCCTCTCCCTTTGGACCGGGATGACCTTCATTATCAGCATCACCAAAGTCATCAAGCGATCCATCAAAACCGTTGCCTTTAGTAGCGGACGGAGCAGCATCGTTCTCACGAAGAGCACGAAGACGCGAAAGCTCTGCCTTGAGATCAGATTCAGAAATCTCGAGAACTTCGTCCTCGTCTTCATCTGGCTCATCGCCTTCAGCGGTTGGAACAGGGGGAGCGGCGGCAGCCGCGGGATCAGCAACCGGAGCTGCAGCAGGGTTGGAATCGGGGACTTCTTCATCAGCCACGACGTCGATTGTGATCGCGTCGGGATCAACCCCATCCGGAAGATTGTTGATCTTAACTGTCAAATCTTCCTCATTGAGCAAATCACGCATCTTCATCGTTGACTCCTTAACGGCATTAACCAAGCCATAACCTTTCTCCAGCTTGTCCTCGAGATCGTCTTTGTCATCACCGGCATAAGATTCTCTCAAGTAAGCGTACATATCTTCAAGTTTTAAAATCGCCTCTTCCAACTTGGTCGAGAACGCTTCAGTAAGCTTTTCTTCACGTTTTGCAACAACAAGTTGTTGTACGTCTTCTTGGAATCGATAGACTGAAGCGACGAAACGGTCATTGCTTACTGGTTGTGTGAAATCAGCAAGCTCAGCTAACTCTGTACCCTCAGAGACTTCATATTGCGTCTCGTCTACTTCGGTGACTTCCTCAGACGGATTCATACTGCCTTGCATAGCACCAGAAGCAATAGACGAGGCTTCGTCTATGTCATCCTTTTCTTCTTCGCCTTCGTTAAACAACTGTTGTTCAACAAGCTCTTTGAGACGGGGTTCAACTTTTGCTAGAACAGCATCACGAGCCCGTTGTTCAGCGAGCTCTTTTAGCTTTTTGACGTCGGCGATCGCCTCGTCGTAAACGGTCTTAGTCTTAGTCGACACTTCGATCACCTTTCAGGAAGAGTCCGGCCCGGACGATACCCAGGAAGCAATGACGCCGGAAGTTGGTTGCCCTGGAACATGTTGAGCGACGTAACAGACGGAACAGCCGTGCCGTTGTCCGAACCAAGAACAAGTGTTGGATCGACATCATTAACATCAAGAAGAACAGCTGGCACTGGATCTGTGTTACCTGCACCAGAAGTGTCAGTTGAACTTAGATTCGGCGTATACGGGTTAGCGGGGCCACCGGGACCAAGATTCGACACATCAATATTGGGCACATCAGGAGCTTGCATTGTGGGGTCTGGATTAAGGAAGTTGAGGTAAACACCCTTAGGGAACCACACAGGATCAGCATCTGCCTTTGCAGGGTTAAGCAGTGTGTTAGCTCGAGTCATAATCGGCTGTAGAGCGGTTGGCTCGTTCGTGAGCGGAACAACGTCCGGACGTGTGCCAAACAACGTGTTAAGCAGGGTGTAGTTTGCCTTTCCCAAATGGGGCGGCGTTGATCCGCCAGAAGAAAGATCCTTCTGTACGGGTGCGTAATTTGTATACTTTGC